CCCACCTGTACAGCCACGCGCTGACCACGGGTATGCGTGAACCCATCCCCACCCTCTCCGCGGAGACGCAATTCAAACGTCTTTCCGATATTGTCAACAAACCACTTGCGGTCGCACAGCTCCTCGTAGTCATCGGAGATATTGACTTCGTGCTTGGTCGCCATCGCAGCATAGACGCCATATACGCGCGGAAAATGAGAACAGTCCGAACTCGACAGAATCGACGATGCCAGTGCACCTACATACGCCGCTGTATGGGGGCTCTGCATCTGCTCCGAATAGCTCCTTGCCGTCTCTGCAGGTTTAGGAAGTCCAGGTGCAGAATATTCACCCTTCATGGTCTTGAACGGGCTCAGGATCATCGTAGTCTTGCGATGAATATCGAGTGTCTGTCCCTTTGTTGTCTTGATGTGTGTTGCATCCACAACAGACTCGACTTCCTCCGGCATTTTGATACCATAATCACCCATGGACGTCAGTGTCTCTGTCTTGAACAACTGCTCGAGCGACGGAAAAAAGGGCTGAGCATGTGTAAGGTTCCACTGTGCAGCCTGAAGCTTCGGAAGCCGGTGGAGCTTCATGTCTACAGCCTGTGTCCTTAAATCCTTCACCATTGTGTTCAGGGCGGGGGAATGAAACATCGTAAGCAGACGCGGAACACTTTCTACCGGTCAGTGTAATGAACTTCCAGCTGCGAAAGTTCGACATTGGCATGTTGAAAGACCGTTGCGAGATCGATTCTCGCAAGAGTCCGATGATTGTGGTGATCGGAAAGAAGGACACTGGAAAGTCGTTCTTGGTTCGCGATATTCTCTACAATACACAGCATGACTTTCCGGTTGGAACTGTCATCTCGGGTACTGAGGTTGCCAACGAGTTTTTTCAGCATATGGTTCCATCGAAATTCATTCACGATAAGTACAGCCCAGACATTGTGACAAACGTCATTAAGCGCCAGATGGTTATGAAGCAGAAACGCAACAATTCCAAGTCTGGGGGACAGTCAAATGTCGATCCCCGTGCGTTCCTCATTCTCGACGACTGCCTCTACGATGCATCGTGGATCAAGGAAGAGTCCACGCGCTATGTATTCATGAACGGTCGTCACATTGATATGATGACTATCATCACCATGCAGTACCCACTGGGCATCACGCCGAACTTGCGCACGAACGTAGATTTCGTCTTCATTCTCCGCGAGAATATCCTGGGGAATCGTCGTAGGATTTACGAGAATTACGCAGGTATGTTTCCGACCTTTGAGATGTTCTGCACGTTCATGGATCAATGTACGGAGAACTTCGAGTGTTTGGTGATTTGCAACAACGTGAACTCCAACAAGCTGGAGGATCAGGTGTTTTGGTACAAGGCTGCAGATCACCCGCCGTTCAAGATGTGCGACTCGACGCTATGGGTGAACAATCAGCCGTTCCATTCTGCAATCCTGGCAGCTAACGACTACCGCCCCGGATCCGTCCAGAAGAAGAACGCCGTTTCCGTGTGGGTACGGAAAGATGGCGCCGGTGGCGGTGACGCCTAGTGCGACGACGACGACCGCCTTCTGCTTCCGATCCCCCGCCCTCATATCCCGCTAAGTCCGCTGCCGCAGCAGCAGCTAACCGTGCCGCCGCCGCTGCTACCCTAGACATTCGCCGCCGTGCCCGGGCTGGAGCCGCAGCCGCCGGAGCCGCCGGAACAGCAGCCAACTGGTTTGGAGCTGCACCCGGAGCCACGTCAGCAGCCATTGCGACAATTGCGGCCATCGGGGCAGGAGCCGGAGCCGGAGCTGGAGCCGGAGGATCTGCAATAGCAGCCAATTGTGCTTCATGTAACGCCTCACGCTTTATGACCTTGGCTAACTTAACCAGATAGAATACACTAAAAACGACCAGGAATGTTTTAGAGACAGCCGATCCAACATCAAACGGTTCCTCTGCGTCTGGTTTGAACGCAGCTGCGATTCCAGGTTTGCTCTGTAGCTGATTGATCCACGCATGCAGGGGTTTGATCTCTGCAACTCCCGCAGGTTGGGGCTCATCTTCGGCTGCATATGCCGCATCTGCGTTGGCCTTGTCTTCGATCCATCCCATAGCTTGTGTGATACCGCCTACCTCCAACGGTGGGTTCAGCGGCACAAATTCGACGGGTCCCCCTCCTTCGTCTGCCGCTACCTCTGCCTCCGCAGCCGCAGCCGCCTCTATCGTCAGGCTGTTTTTCTTGGTGAGGGTTCTATACAGATTCATGATTAGCCCCATTGTCGCCGCCCCAGCTCCAGCCGCTCCCACGGCACCGAGATGGGTTCCGACGGCTGCTATGATGACGGCTGCGGATGCACTTCCTGCGAATACTAGCTGCGGGGTTACAGCCAAACCGTCTGAAATGACCTCTATCAGCGCAAAGAACGCACATTTCGCATAAAACTTGCTGTCGTAATTCACCCCGCCGCGTGTTTTTCTATGACCACCCACTGGCGTGGCTCCCAACTGTTTAATTTCGTCGATAAGCGTTTGTACAGCCGTTTGGTGGTCGGCAGGAAGCTTCCCTAGTACAAAGCTTTGGAGTTCTTCGAAGTTCTTGTCGCTTCCGGACTCGGGGATAGACCAAGGTTGATTCAAGAGCTCACCAAGATTCTTTGTTGTTCCCACCAGCTTGGTGACCGCATCTTCCAGCGTGGGTTCCCTCGAAGTCGGGACAAGACCTCCCCTTTTCAAACTACGACGGACCATTACTCCTTCTCAACAATTTACTGTGTCACTCGCGAATCACACCCTCCGAGGGGTGGACAGGTGCAGACGCAGTCGCAATAACGTCCTCAAGCTGAGCCGCACCCCCCGTGTTGGCACGGTTCACACCCGCCGCCTCCAGAGCATTCGCCTTACGACGACGGTCGTTCTCCTCCTTCTGCTTCTTGATGGCCTCGTCGCGCTGCTCGGCGAAGAACATCTCCTTGTTCAGCTCGTTCTCCTTGTACTTCCGCATGAGCTCATTCAGCTCCTTCTCAGCGTACTCGACCTCGGGCATGAGGTGCTCCGAGGGATCCCACGGCAGCCATGCGCCCACCTTACCGATGAACAGATTGTCCTTCGGGTAGCGGCGCTGAAGCACCTTGGCAAACATCTGCGTCTCCTCGACCGACGCAAAGCAACGACGCACCTTGACGCCACGCATATTGGTCTGGAACTCGACCTTGTTGTCGTACATCTCCTGCAGATCCTTCTCGTTCTTGAGCTGGAAGACCGCGAACTGCTCCTTGATGTCCGTCTTCTTCACATCCTCATTGTGAACCTTCGTGAACTCCTGGGCATCCTTGAAAAGGTCGTCCACCTTGAGGTCGTACTTCTTCGACAGGAATGCCATGAACTTCTCCATGCCCTTGATCTTCCACTCGTAGTCCATCCACTCAACGAACTTCTCAAACATAAACTCATTCTTCTGCTTGATCACCTTCTCCGGACTGAGAAAGGAGATGATGCAGTACTTCTGTGTCGGGATCTCGGGATCCTCATCAAGATAGTCTACGTGGACGCCATCGTCCTCAGTCTTCGGGAGTGTCTGGAGCTCACGAGGCATTTTATTGTCTGTGTCGCTTAGTTTGAAAGTCCTTTCTACGCAGTGAATAATGTACGATCTCTTCACCACTGCGCTCCTGTTTGTTTTGCTGACGCCGGGTGTCCTTCTGTCTCTCCCGAACGGTGGACACGGCGACATTACCACCGCTCTGGTTCACGCCCTTGTGTTCTGGATTATCCTGCGCTTCATCTCCGGTTACATCTCATGGTGGGTCATCTGGGTCGCCGCCCTCGTGGTGATTGGATACAGGTTTTCTGTGCCGTCTTCGGGCACATAAAAAATACTCGCACGTTCTTAACAAACAAATGGAGTCTAAGCCCAAGCCCACGTCGTCTGGAGTTGACATGAGTGATCTCTTAATGCGCCTTGTAAAGTATGCACTGGAGGGTCTGGCGGTGGCCATCGCCGCCTATGTGCTGCCCGGCAAGACGCTCAAGGCGTCGGAGGTTGGTATGATCGCCCTGGTTGCAACGGCTACATTCGCGATCCTTGATGTCTATGCGCCCAGTGTTGGCTCGTCGGCGCGGACGGGTGCGGGTTTCGGCATCGGCGCCGGACTGGTTGGTTTCCCGAGTGGTGGGCTGGTCTAAGCTGACGACTTCAACACGTCAATAATTAAAGCTGTGACGCCTGTCGTCACGGCCGCCGCATAGGCATTCTGTGTATGCTGTCCCACCACGAGAAGCGTAGAACATGCTGGACTTGCTGTTGTAAAGAGCGTCTTCGCAACCTCTCCGAGCGTATGAGGAATGCACATCCAATTGTGAGCTGTCATGGATACATAATGAACTCCATAATTGAGTGCCATTGCAAGTGCGACCTTGCCCAGCACTTCCATTTACCCTTTAACCAAGACTCTAACTTAATATGAAGGCAGTTCGGTTTCATGGACGTTGGTTTACCATTTCCCCGCGTCCATATGAACCAGAGCGTATGACCACGGATGTTGCGTGGATACAGATCAAGGAGAAGGTAAGTCCACAAGAGGCCTATCGGATCTGGCATGAAAAACAGCGTACAATTTCTCGCTTCCTTCAACAATGTGGATCGAAGCCGCAGTCCTCCTCTTGATTCTGGCACTCGCGTACCGCTTCTGGTGGACAGCCGGACCTAAGCAACAGGTTCCCGCGAACACGGCAAGGCTGTACTTTTTCTACACGACCTGGTGTGGTCATTCAAAGAAGGCCATGCCCGAGTGGGAGAAGGTCAAGGCTGCTCTCGCGTCTAATCCGAAGTTTGGATCCACCACAGTCGAGCCTGTGGAAGTAGATGGAGATAAGGATCGGAAGACGACATCGCTCTACGAAGTCAATGGATACCCGACGATCAAGCTCGAGACCTCAAGTGGCGTCTACGACTTCGATCGCATGGTCACCGCCGACAATGTTCTGGCCTTCCTGCGAAAGACGCTTGGTGAGGAATCGTGAAGCCTGTGCATATCCAGCATCAATCATACGTTTCTTATCGTCGTCCTTCAACTCGTCCAACAGGTAGATTCCATCAATATTCAAGTTGATGGCATCCGCATGGACACGTATCGACCGCAGACCTGCCCACAGTGTCCTCACCATGTCAAACACAGAGATTGTGTCCAGTGTCGACGGAAAGATAGACTGTTTAATATGCGCAATGTCGAGAACAAGAGTACCCTTTGGCACAGCGTCATACATGTTCTCCGCGTACACCCCGCCATCGATATACAGCTGATTGTGAATCACCTGTGGGTGGTAGATGAATGGAAGACAACAGGACGCCTTCATGGCCGCAAGAATGGGAATGTTGCCGGTCAGGAATGTCGGGCGCTGCGTGGTGATGTTGGAGGCTAACAGATAGAGTTTCTGGGGAGCGTCTGCGATCATCTTTCCTCGCAGATCAATGCCCACGGAATCGAAGATCCGCAGAAACAGTTCCTCCGTCAAGTCCATTGTGAACAGACCCTTCTTCTGAGTGAAGGCGAGGATCGTTGCATGACGATACGACGGAAGAAATGCCGATGTGTTTACAAACTTGTATCCGATCTCCTCCATCTGCTCATATGTCAAGCCAAATGCAAGTCCAGTGGCAATGACCGAACCCACAGAGCAGCCGTAGATTCCATCTGGGAACTTTAATTCTTGATGTTCGCGCAGTGCCTTGAGTGCACCAAACAATAGAAATCCTCGAATGCCCCCTCCCCCGAGTGCCAATGCCTTGAACATTCTACCTGTCAAGAGCAAGGATGCTGAAAGCCCGAGACGTCATCCAAGAACAGGAAAATCAACGCGAACGCCGCATGTCCGCGATGCGCCCTGTTTTGTCGCAGATCTACGCACAGATCAAGAAACAGGCCATTCATTCGACGGATGTGCCGTACACGATTTTCGAGGTTCCGAAGTTTGTTTTTGGGTACCCATTGTTCAAGATCGCAGAGGCGCGAGAGTACCTGATCAACGTGTTATCGGAATCCGGCTTTGCCGTGTGGCCTGTGAACAATGACTATCTGTTGATCTCTTGGACGAAGCAGCAGATGAA